ACTGTATTCTTTTGTAAGAATTCTGTAAACTGATTTTTAAAATCTCTATCTTCACCTGGTTGTAATGTCATATCATCATAATTAGCTTCTGCAATCATTCTTTGTTTAATCGTTATTTGTTTCTTTTCTTTTTGAATTCTACGAATAAACGCATAATAGATTATTTGCGTGAAATAAGCAAAAGGATTGTTTGATGTTTCTGGATTAAAATTATCCAAGTATTGAAGACAGTTTTCTATACCATCAGAAATCATATCATCTCTAAAAGTATAGTTAATAAAATTCGGCCTATAAGACAAGTGATTGGCAATCTTTAGAAAACACTCACCGATATAATCAGTGACAGGTGGTTTCTGTACGCCTTTCTTCTTCGCCTCTTGTACCAACTTTCTATATTCGGTCATCGCCGCTAGAAAGTCTTTGTTGTTAACATAATGTTCTTTTTTTGCACTCATAATATCCTCACTATACAGTATTATTTAATTTATGTCAATGCTGGATTGTATTTCATTCCAGGCTTGACATGCTTGCCAATTTGCGTATAATAGCGGTGTCCGCCTTTGTTGAGACCTATACCTAGTGTAAAGTAGGTTCGTCTTCCTCTTCGTCTTTTCCATAATCATCAAATATCTCGTTTAATCTTTCATTATCTTCGTCACTGAATTTTATTTTTTCAACATTGGTGGCAGGTCTGTGGCTCTCTAAGTTGTAGTTGGCCGATATATTCACCCAACTTCTACTCATTTCAGGACTTGCATTGGTCACCGTCATAATCTTATCTTTAGGAATAGTTACAATATGGTCAGGCGTATAGGCCGCCCATTTTGTTAAAGCAATATAGTCTTTAAATCCTTGAGGCGTAAACTGAGGTATATATTTAATATGCAATGGTTTAATCATTCTAAGTAAAGGACCATTTTCAGGAAGTTGTTTATCTCCTGTAGGCAATTCACATACAATATCGTCACCGTTTATTAGTTTAATTATTTTTATGTTACTATTAATCTGGTGCATTTGCATTTAACTCCACATTATGGATTTCATAATCAAAATCTTCTTCATTGTAAATATTTATCCTTTCCTTAAAATGTGCTAAAGTATAATTCTCTTTGCCATTATAAGTTAAATCATCTGATAAGTCATACAAAGTTGCGTGACTATTATTATCTTTTAAACGCAACCCACGGCCAATAGATTGCAAGTTTCTAATCCTAGATTTTGAAGGACTTGCAAAAACAATGTTATGTAAGTTACGAATATTAATGCCAGTAGAAAATGTACCGTAACTCGCAACAATAATAGCATTGTCTGATTTTTCTGTAATCTCTCTAATCTTTTCCCTTTCATCTGTTTCTACTCCACCATAGACATAAAAGACTTGTTTATCGGTTGCCTTTTGTTTTATATTTTCATATAAATCTTTACCGTGTTTTTCTACATATTGAAATAATACTAATGAATTACCTTGTAGACCAGCGGCCAAGTTTCTAATGTACTTGTTTCTTTTATCTGATTGTACAATAAAATCCATTTCTTCTTGGTAGTTCATACCGCTTACATATTTACACTCGGTTTTTCCGTGTTTTAATATAAGACAATAAATCTTTAAGTCCGCTAATTGCTTCTTCGTTTGCAATTCTGTTGTTGATACGACTTTGTTGACTGTACCAAATAGTCCTTCTAGCACCAATTTGTGCGTTTTGGAACCGTCTAAAGTACCTGTTAGTCCTATTCTGTATGGGCATTTTTCTAACTTTGATAATATTTTAGTTAATGAAACGGCCTTAAACAAATGTGCTTCGTCACCTATAACCATTTCAAAGTCTTTAAACCATTTCTTTGGCATATTATAGATTGATTGCCAAGTAGATATGATTACAGGTTTATTTGTTTCTTTATCGTGGCCTTGATAAATTCTATGTACATTTCTTTCAGGCGACCAGCCATAATCTTTAAAGTCTTTAAACAATTGTTCAACCAATGATGTGGTTGGTACAATAATTAATATCTTCTTCTTTCGTTCTTTTAACCTAAGAATGTTAAACCTAACAAGAAGATAGACAATAAGAGATTTTCCACTAGCGGTGGGTGAAAGTAATAAACATCTATTTTTTCTAACAGCATATACAAATGCCTCCTTTTGATAATCTCGTACCTTAAAAGGTATCTTTAACGCTTCGATAAATTGGTCAACTTTCTTTTCGTCAACCTTAGTATCTTCTATTTTAGTGCCATCAACAACTTGTACATTGTTGTCTTCACACCATTTTAATATATATGGGTAAAGGCCACAGTAAATTTGACCTGTCTGATAAGAAAATAATCTAATCTTACCGTCCCATTGTCTTGCCCTATATTGAGGCATAAACTTAAAACCAGGTACTTCAAATGTAAAGAATTGACCTAACTCTCTACGAATGTCCTCGTCTGCTTCTATCTTTAAATAGACATCATCTTTCTTTTCAATTATTAGATATCTGGTAAGTACCATTAAAATTCTGCCGATTGGAAATCTGTAGAGGAACCAACTGTTCCCTTTAACATAACATTGAAAGCAATGCTAATTCTGTCTTGGTTAGATGTATTGATAGGAACAAAATGTTGTAACCAAGATGGAAATAAAATCATTCTGTTTGTTATAGAACCTAATTGCCAAACTGTTGCATTACCTTTATGCCATTTTTCAACATCTGGATTTAAAACACCAGCTTGTGGCCTAGGGTCATAGAATTGTAGTGTTGCTACATTATCTGATTGAACATAATAAACACCACTTAGTATGTTATTTGAATGTGTATGAGGTCTATGAAATTCATTTTGTTTTAATATGTTTGACCACATATCCGTTATTTCATATTTTTCATACTTATAACTTTTATCTGCAAATATAAGTTTACTTACTTCTATAATCTTATCTGATAATGCTTTATATTTTTTATTTAAATGTAACTTAGGGTCTGATTGCCAGTTAACTCTTTGTTTTCCTTTTGATGATTTAATAATATCACTCTTCATACTATCAATGTATTCTTCTTCTAATACATCATCTACAATATATGTTTCAGTAGGAAATAATTGTTCTTTTAAAAACTTCATTATATAGCTCCACTAGTAAACTTTCTCCATTCAATGGCGTTTCGAATATTCCAATCTCTACTTTGAATTTGTCTGATTGTTCTATCTAAGTAATCTACGATTGTTGACAGATAGTCAACTTTTTGTTTTGCTTTAATATACTCATCATCTGAATGAATATATTGGTCTACATCATTTCTTAATATCTTTAGGTCAAAAGGTTTAGCTGCATACACTGAAGCATCTGCCTTACCTGTATAAAATTCCCAAAGTTCTTTTTTTGTTTTTGCAAACTCAGCATCAGCCTTAGACAACATTAACTTAAACTTTGTTAAGTGTTTCATATACTTGTTGTGTAACTGAGGAGTTTTTAATGATTCCAAATCTAGTTCGGTATCATTTATTTTAAGGTCTTTTTCCGCTATATCTTGTAACTCTTCTAAAGTCATAATTACTCCATTTCAAACCATAATAATATCACAAAACCTTTAAAATGTAAAGCTTATTTAAGAGGATGTAATAGTTGTTGTTCTAGCATTTACATTAGCAAATTCATATCTTCCATATTGAAAAGTCACCGTTGCTGTTAGATAATCAACATCTGTAGCATTTTGACTATAACTTAAACCTGATAATGCTATAGGAAACATATCAATAAATCTTACTTCTTGTACTGGTCTATTTTTACTTGATAGAATAGTTAATGTAGCATCTGAATATAAGGCACCAATATTAGTTGCACCATATTTTACTTTGCCGGGGTCTGCTGTTAAATCTGCACCACTTGATGTAGGAAATCTATCTGCGCCAGCGGCCAAAGCTTGTCTTGCTTGAGCATAGTCTTTAGGAAAACCAATACCCATTAACCAACCGTGTATTTCTTGGAAGTTTTCTAAGTTTTCATCTACTAAAAATGACATCTCTAACGGACCAAAATCAACCTTTTCTCCTGGTAAAGGAATATCATTCAAAGGTGTTTGTTGTATTTTTTGAGATACACCTACCGAGGGTATGTTTACGGCTGTGCAAAAGTATTCCACCTTTGGCAGTTTAATTATTGAAAATTTAAACTGAGTAGGTGAAGCGTAATCAAACTTGGTTGGTTGTCTTGTGTAAGCGTTTGTAGTTGTCATACTACTATTTATCCAAGTTTAAGGCATAAAAAAAGGGGCACTTTTTACGGTGCCCCTTTTAAGTTGGTATAAACAACCAAACTGATATTACATTAAGTTAGTTACTTTAACTCTTTGGTAGTATCTGTTTGAGTTAGCATTACCAGCGTCATTGATTGCTGCTACAGCACCTGAAGCGGCACCAGTTTCAGCAAATGGGTTCGCAACTAGACCATATCTAGTTTTAAATCCAATTTTCGGCTGGAAAGTGTCCTGACCAACTGCTCTCACCATTTGTAGTGGAACATATGGACAGTAGAACATACCTGCGTCATAAGGTGAAGTACCTTTGTAACCAACAACATAGTATTGTGTTGCTGAGCTATTCGCTGAGTATGGGTCAATGTACACTTTAAATCTGCCGTTAAGAACACCAGCAAATGTATTGCCTGTGTCATCAACATTTAGATTGTTGTTTAATGCAGGAGTATAGTCTAAGACACCAGCCATTTGTAATGCACTAGCCACATCAGCAGAACAGATAATCATGTTACCTTTTCCTCTTCGTGTTCTTTGTGCAATTCTGTTAGCATCTCTTTCTAATTGGAACATCAAACCTTTAAATCTTTCAACTGACCATCTTCCGTTGGAATCTGTGTCTAAGTCAAAGATACCGGCAGTTGTTACATTGCCTGTTTGAGCACCTTTTTCTGCGTTAATATATACAGTTCTAACAACTTCTCTATTGATTTCCGCTAAGATTTCAGCAGATAGGATGTTCGCAAGTTCTGTTTCAGCATCTAAACCATGGATTGCTTTTAAATCTTGTGCAAGTTCCATAGTGTATTCTGCTTTAAGAGCTCTCGACTTAGCAGTCACAGTTGATTTCTCAATTGAGAATGCCATTTCAGCGAAAGCGTTACCAGCGTCATCACCTAATGCTTCAGCAGCGGCAGTTGTCATTGCAGTACCTTTTGTAAAAGTACCAGCAGCTGGACTGTCGTTTAGAGCACCTGGATTGTTGTTAGGTGAAGCTGAGTGAGCTGAAGATGAATAACCATCAACTGCTGAACCGGCCGCATTTCTTCCTGAGAAGTCTGTGTCCGCTTCGTCAAACATTGCTTCATTGCCTGTTTGGTTAGTATATCTGCTTCTCATTGCAAAGATAAGACCAGTTGGTCCAGTCATTGGCTGAACGCCAGCGATATCGTATGCAATCAAATTCGGCATAGCTCTTCTTACTAACGAAATTAGGATTGGATCCCAATTCGCTACAGATGAACCTGTCGCATTTGTAGGAGCAGCTTCTGTCATATAAGCTCTGTCTTCAGCTAGAGCTCTCTCTTGGTTTTCCAAGATAACAGATGTAACGGCTCGTCTGTAAGAATCCTTGATTTCTGGTAAATCAGGATGTTCTAAGACAGGCTGCCATTTCTTTTCATGTGTTTCTGAAAGATACATGTATTTTTCTCCCTATGTTATTACTTAATAGACAATTTCATGTCTTTAGTTTTACTAATAGCAGCAGTATAAGCAGCCATTGCATTTGATAAGTCAACGATATTATCTGTTGACGAACCTGCCGCCACATCATCTAGCTGCTCAGTCACATTAGCTTTCTTACCAAAATAACTTTCCTTAATAGTAGCTACTTTAGCTTTGAAATCCTCAGCGTCTGAGTATTCAATCTCTTCAGTTAACTTAAAAAACTTCTCTTTTGAAGTGTCTGCTAAATCATAAGCTGCTTGAGCAATGATTTGCTTTGCTTCGAAAATTGAATTTTGTTTTTTAAGGTCAACATTCTTTTCGATTGTTTCGTTAAGCTTCTTCTCTAAGTTTTCAATTTTAGATGCTTGGTCTTCTAAGACATCATACTTTTCATCTGGAACATCAATATAATGGTCCTCGAAAAGTTTTTTCAAACCTGAGATAAAGTCCTCAGCGATTTCGCCTTTGATACCTCTTTCTAATGCGAGTTCGTTTTCTTTCATCCATTCTTCAACTACATAGTTCAAGTAGGAATCAACTTTTTCAACGAGTTCTGCTTTAGATTTAGCGGTCTCTTCTTCGAATTTTTTGTTATAGTCAGCTTCTAAGTATTCTTCAATTTCTGCTACTTTTGATTTAATAGCAGCTTCAAATACTACTGTCGCTTTCTGTTTAAACTCTTCAGATAAATCTGCTTCTCCAGCAATAAGAGCGTCAACATGTTCAGTTACATCAATTTCTTCCTTCTTCATATGTTTTGAAGCGGTTTTCATTCCGTAACCTTCCTCTTTGTCGTCTTTCTTATCTGCCTTTTTGTCTAAATATTTTTTTAGACCGTCTGGCATTTCGCCTTCGTTAACAACTTCTTCATCTGACTTTTCAGTTTCTTCAACTTTAGCACTTTGACCTGGATGTGAAATCTTAGTTACACCGGCATCTGTATCTGGTTTGCCAGCTGTATCCGGAGTTCCACCCTTGTCAGCAGTAGCGCTAATTTTGTCAGAAACTTTACTAGTTTTTTTAGTTGCGTCAGGATTGCTGTCTGTTGGTTTTACCACAGCTGGACCTAAATCTTCTGCCTCATTTGACAGGTGAGTTGGCTCAGCCGCTACAGCATTCTTTTTAGGAGCATCTGCACCTGTAGCTTCCGCCACGGCTTCTGCTTCTAACGCCTCTAATTTTTTAGCTTCTGTATCGGCCATTGAGAAATCTCCCTTTGTATTTTTAAAAAAATTAATTAATTTTTCTTTCTTATTGATATTTATAACTTTAAAGTTTTCTAAGAAAATCCGTAAACACTCGTACTTTAGCTTCCGCTATTGCATTTCGTTTTGCAGCTTCTATTTCATTCTTCCAAGCTTCGATATCCTTTTCAATTAACACTCCATTGTCCCATACCCACTCTTTTGCTTCCATAATACCTTCTACGAAAGCATCTGGGGCGCTAGGGTCTGCAACAATATCAGCGGCGGTAGCCAAGTAAAAGTCATCTTTTACATAGTTTGCGCCATTTTTTTGTATCAAGGAACCCATACCACGACTAGATACGCCTAACTGAGCGCCTTCATCAATAAGACCTTTTACAATCTTACCGTATGGTGTGTCCATGATTTTCGCTTCACCGATAAAGTTCTTACCGTCTGGAGTAAGTGACTTAATCATGTGCGAAACTCTTTCCAAATTAACAGTCGGTCCGTCAGGATGTCCTAACTCACCAAATGCTCTATTCTTTTGGATAAATTCTCTATTGTATCGTTTAACTTCTTTATCTAATACATTATACTCGTAGATACGGCCATTTCTATTCTTAATGTCCGATTGCAAGAAGATGCCTCTAATCTTGTATTCTTTTTTGCCGTTATTCTCTTCTACAAGATATTCTGCATTTGAAATTTCTTCAGAAATTAACTTCATGTTTCTCTCTCTTTACTTTTAGTACCTAATATTTATACAACTTATTACCTAAACTCTACAATTATTGTGTAATTGTCGCCGTTTGCAAAGTTTCTAGTTGATAATAGTACATCTCCTGTAGGTGTTGACGCATTATTTGGTATCTCATTACCAGCGTCCCTAAAGTCCCAATAACCATTACCTGATAATAACATAGCGGTTGCGTTTGTAGTTCCTCCCCACAATAACTCAACTGCTGATTTATTATTAGTTGTATTGACAGAATACCATATCTTACTAATCTTTCTATTACCGTCTTCGGTCATAAAAGTTGTTGCCGAAGCGTCAACTTTAGTGACTAAGGACTCGCCTGTGCCGTCTGAGAAATTAGTCATCTTAACAACATACTTAACGCCTGTTGTATCTACTACTGTTTGTGATGTTACAATATCTGCCATTTAAAATCCTATCCTATATGTCCTGAGGTACTATCGTAAAAAGTTTTAGAAAGTTCACCACGCTCAGTAGTTTCACCAGCTTTTCTAGTTTTAATATAAACTTGTACTGTACGACTATCAACTGGATGTGTATATGTTCTTATACCACCAGCAATAGTTGAGTTTGCACCATCAGCTGAATCCGGATATGTGTCCGATATTGTAGCTGCGTTATCATACTCCCAAACTCCGTCTGAACCTGGAACAGTTACCCATGCCATCTTTTTACTTTACTCCTAATTGTGCGTCAACTTCGTTATCAATGTAGTTGTACAACACATCTGTTTTTACATTATGGTGGTCTGCAACAATATCAATAGCTGTTTCGACCTTATCTACCATATTGCCTTCTTCTTTATCTAATACTTTAAAGAAGTCAGCAACCACCTCTTTATGTAAAGGTGGTAATTCATTAAAAGTTTTAGTGTCAATTGGTGTTGACATTAAATTACTGAGTTTCATCAGCAGTTACCTCTACTGGTGCCTCAGGTGCCTCAGCCTCTGGCTGTGGATTTGTATTCGGTGTAAACTCAATTTCGTTACCGTCTGTGTCCATAATTTGGTCCGTTCTTGGTGAAGGATCCGCAACTGCCGGTTTCGCATCACTAAAGTTTGATGCATCTGTTCCATTGAATATATTTTTTGCAATATCAACTCTAGCTGCATCTAAACCAGATGCCACTTTATCTCTTAATGCATCTTTAAAAGCTTCGCCTGCATCTGCGTTTTTACCATTTGCCAAATCATCAACAAATTTTTGTACATGTTCACTCATTATTTTCTCCTAATTACATTGAACCTGGTTCATCACTTGGAGCTGCAATGATACCATCTTCAACTTCTTTCTTAATTTGTGTGTCAATTTCTTCAATATCTCTTTGAGATTGTTTCAACACATTTTTTCTAATATACTCTACTGAATAATATTTACCAACATAATCTCTCATTGAATCCGCAATTCTAATTCTTTCAAGTAACATTTCACTTTCTTTTAATTCTGCAAAATGTCCGTCTTGTAAGAAGTCATACATTAAAGTATCTCTAACTGTATGCCAATCATCATCACTGATAATTCTTTTTAAGACTAGTTGTGTTCTTAAAATGTCATTAAATAATTCAGTAAATTTCTTTCTTAATCTTTGAACGAATTTAGTAAACTTTAATTCATCTCTTGTAATTTCAGTAGAACGGCCAAGATTGAAACCTTGTGAACCTTCTAATCTACTTACTGGTACATTTAGAGAACGATAAAGTTTTGCTCTAAAGTATTCAATGTCTGCAATCTCACCTAAGTTTTGACCGCCTGGTAATGTTGTAATGTCAGTACCTCTACCACCTTCTCTACTTGGTAACCAAAAGTCCTCAAGCATAGACATATAGTTTCTGTCATCTCTAATCTCACCAGTGTTTGCATCATAAACTAATTTGTTACGATACTTGGCCATAACATCTCTAAGGTATTGTTCAGCCTTAACTTTAGGTAAATTACCTACATCAATCTTAAAAATTCTTCTTTCAGGTGCTCTAGCAATTCTGTAAATTACTGTAGCATCTTCAATCATTCTTAACTGATTGACAGGTTTAATTGCCTTATGTAAATAAGACAAGACCATATTTTTATTTTGGTCAATCAATCCTGATGGTGTAAATGCGATTGCGTCTGTAGCAATCTTAATACCAGATGTAGTTGAGTTTGTAACTCCTTTTTCATTGAAAAGGAAATATTCTTCCCACTCATCAGCCATACCTGCACCTACTGGTGCAACTGTGCCGTCTGGTCTTCTTTTTCTTAGTTCTCTAATCTTTTTGATTTTACGAGGGTCAATATATCTTAGTTCAGTGATACCTTTAACTGGTGAATTTCTATCAATAATCTTATGATAATAAACTCTACCGTCAACATACCATCTTCTAAAGATATCGTGTCCTCTAGTATTAAAATTTAAAAGTCTTAATACTTCTTTAAACTCATCTTCAATTTTTCTTCTTACTTCCTTACCATAGGGTAAGTTCTCCAGATTTAGTTTCACAGCATCTTTAAGTTCATTAGCAACAACAGCTTCGTTGATAATGTCCTCAATTGCCATGTCACATTCTGGATGTAATGCGATTTCTCTATATCTTCGGATTAAATCTGCCTCAGTTTTAGCAGTACCTTCCATATCAAGGTACTGACCAAAATAACCACCGGCGGCGATGGTTTGTGTACCATCATCCGCCTGTGGTGCTGTGAAGCTTTGTCTTGGATCCTGAGTAGGTTTTACCCTTGTGATAGAAAATCCAAATAGTTCAGCCATAATTAAGTTTCCTTTTTATTACTTTGTGTAATACTATTTATCTACTTTTTAGGTAGTAGTATTTGTTTCAAAGTATTGGTATGCAAAAGTAACAGAAAATTCTTCAATCGCTGTTGCTTCGTCATATGTCAATTCAATCGGAGCAATTGTAGTAGGAAATACACCTCTTAAAGTGTATGACTTAATAGTTGCACCGTTCCTATCCAACTGGTCAACAAACGCATCAACTTGATAATCAGCAGGATTTGTTAATCCTTCGTTATCAGTCATGTTGTTGATACCATTCGACCATCTTTCAAACGCATTTCTTAGTTTGAAATCTGTATCGTTCAGTACCGTAATTGACCAATCTTCGATTGTTCTGTCACCAGCAATCTTAATAGAACGACCTCTAAAAGGTACATTAAAACTAGGTACAGTCATACCTGGTAATGATGTTGCTCTACATAAGAATGCTAAGTCTTCAATTTCTCCGCCAACTTGTGCGTAACCAGGAAAAGGCATTGTTACCTTAAACTGATTGGCTCTAGCGCCGCCGCCTGCAAGTTTAGCTTTAAAGTCGTTAATGTTTGGCATTTTTTATTTCTCCTTTATTAACCACCAGCTACTTCGTCAAAGCTGACGCCAGTTCTAGTTGCGATAAATTGAAGTGTAATGAAGTTAATGCTTCTAGCAGGTTTCACAAAGATTTCTGCTATAAACTCATTACGGTCAATTACTTCGCCTGTGTTGTTTGTTTCATCACACACTACTAAAAAGTCTGTGATACCTCTTCGACCTTGTACTTCTCGTAAGAAAGGCTCTACAATGTTTCTAAAGTTCGCTCTTGTAAATTCATCATTGAATTCAAAAAGTTGGAATTTAGAAGCAGTCGCAATTGCCTTCTCTAAAACGATAAACAGTCTTCGAACATTTATTCTGTCAAACGCTGAAGGTGCTGATAATCCAGTCTTGTCACCAAATAATACAGTTCCTTGACCTGGGAAAGTAGCAACAGGATTTACTCTTGCTCTGTACAAGTCATCTCTTTGTGTTTTACTTGGATTGTAAGCCATCTTAACTGCGCCTCTTACTACACCTCGGTTTAAACCTGCTGGTGAGTACCAAGCGTCTGCGATTAAGTCAGTTCTAGCTGCTAGGCCTGCAATGTCACCGTTTAATGGCACAAATCTGTATGTGTCATTATATCTATCGTACATATATTTGTATCCACTATCGAATACAGCATATGAAGAAGAACGGATACCATTGAAGAATCCGACTACATTTGTCGTTTGAGTAGCTGCACTTGATACACCAACTACATCACTTCTTTCAGGAGAAGCAAATACGATTGCATCTTTTCTGTTTTCTGCGATTGTAATTAAGTTATCAACATGAGTTGCGTCACACTTACCAGCAATGATAAGACCAACATCAACTGTTTCAGCATCTGAAAAATACTCATAAGCAGTTAGCTTCTGACCTGTAGTTGCGGCTGAACCGTCTGCGCCTGCTTGAAGTGACACATTACTTACTGCTGTAACATTCGTAAATGGTGTGCCAGCAGCTGCGTTACCCCAGTTAGTACCAGATGAATTGTGGTCCATCCAATAAATGTAATTAGATTTATTCTGAATTACAGTAGGGTAATAGTTTGTGTCGCCTTGTGGTGTTTTAGCGTCTGAAGCTTTTGATACAGCAGCAAACACTTCTAAAACATCACCTTTGTTACCGGTAATTCCACCATCTTCGTCAACAACAACAATGTGTAGTTCATCTGCTGAACCACCTTTTGAAGTTGCATAAGGTGAAGTACCTGGAGCTTTATCCACTAAATCATAAAATTCCCAATATCTAGTTACTGTAGCGCCGTTTATTAGGGCTGCAAATAAACCAGAGGAATCTGAAGCAGTGTAATACTCAGGCTCGTCTTTTCTTCTAATTGTAATATCATTTGTTGATTTAGATATTACTTTATAATTGTAGTTGTCACCAAAATTAATAATGTCACCAGCGTTAATGCTTGTGCCATCATCAACTGTAACCACTGTGTCGCCAACAGCCGTAGCTGCGTCATTAACAGTAATGCCCGCTGAAGAATAAACTGAAGATGAAGGACATGTAGAAATTTTTAAGTTATTTCCCCACACACCTGCCGTCTTAGCAGCCCATAATCCAACTGAAGCAGAACCATTAGCATAGTTGTCAACATAGTCGGTCAAGTTTTTGATAACAAATGTACTACCGCTTTCGGTAGCATTTGATACAGATGAATTCTGTACTCGGACAACTCTAAGAGCGTTAGAATATGCTAGGAAGTTAGCAGCTGAGAAAAAATCCTCATAGTTGCTTGCATCTGGTTTACCAAATACACTTACTAATTCTTGCTCACTAGAAACTGTCGTAATCTCATTAATAGGTCCTTTTCTGAATTCGCCAGCGAAAGCGCCTATAGATGTAGATACGGCAGGAATTATTCTAGTTAAGTCTTTTTCCTGTACGAGAACACCCGGTGATACTTGAAATGCCATTTAGGTTTCTCCTTTAATTAGCTAATTAAACAATTTTTCATATTGTACACTTTTTATAAATCCAAATGTCGTATTATTCATACGCCCATAGTCAAAATCAATTCTTACTTATTGATATTTATAATACTTATGGTTTTGACTACCCTTTACGATAGGTAACGGGGTGCCATACTGTACCATATTCATCTATTTCTGGTCGTGTATCATCTAAACCATCATCTACGAAACCAAAAGGCGCCATATCCTGTTCAATCAAATTGGCTTGTTCTTCATATAATTGTTGACGAGCATTGGTGTCCGTCATCTCTTTGAAATAAGGTTGATTAGATAACCAACCAAATATAACTAAACACATCATTAAATCGTCTGTATTACCCTCATCAGCCTGCCAACTTTGGCCTCTTCTAACAAAGGTACTCATCTCTTCAACGATATTAAAATCATTAATTATAATTTTATCGCCTTCTACTAACGATTTGATATTAGAACAACCAATCTTCTTAATCTGTTTGGTCATCTTAACACCAAAGCCTGAACCTCTACCACTGTATCCAGCACCTAATATTTGGCCTGCTCTACCTCTTTGTGTAGTCATTAATAGATTGTCATATTCTAATTCAAACTGTAATGCTTCTGCTACTTGTTGACCTAAGTCATTTGTTTCTACTAATACATGAGCGTGGTTATATGCGTTACATACTTTTTCAATTGTATGTGGAAATAACAATGGTTTAATTTCATTATCTCTAAACTTTGCAACAATCTTGTAAGGCATTTTTGTAACATCTAATACAACAAATGCTGAATAGTCTTTAGTAACACCACGAGCCACATCAACTGTACAAACATATGTGTGACCTTTAATTGGGTTTTCATAGACATCTAAACCTGCATTTGATTGAAGAGGTTTTAAGAACGCCATATTTTTAATTTTAGCAGGACTGATAAGTGTATTAACAGAACCTAAAAACTCACACTCAAACTCTTGTTGAAATTGCTCAGGTGAGGTGTTACGAATTGTCGCTTCTTTCCAGGCTTCATCTCTTCCTGGTACCTCAGACCAATGTACTTCAATTGGTATATAATCGTTTCGTTTATTCTCAGCATCAACCCACAGTTTATAAAACTGGTTCATACCGTATGGTGTAGATACAATAATCATCTTTGTTTTTTGTCCAGATGAAATTGTAGGATACACTGAGCTGAAAAACATCTCAGCAATATTAGCTGGTACGAAAGCAAACTCATCTAAGAAAATAATATTAAATGAACCACCTCGAATTGCACTTGAAGAAGTAGCAGCCGCAACAATGGTTGATTTGTTTTCTAATTCAATGTTACCTTTGTTCCAGTTAATTACTCCTTGTTGCAACCACTTAGGAAGATTTTCGTATGCGAGTTGCAATCTTCCGAGGATGTCACGAGCCGTAGATGATTTGTTTGCAAGTATAGCAATATTAGAATTAGGATTAAAAAGCGCAAAATGTAATAAGTAAGAAATAGTCGTTGTTGACTTTCCTGACTGCCTCGGTAGTTTACAAATGGTAAATCTGTTATCGTGTATGGTTCTTACAATATGTTTTTGAAAGTCATACATCTTAAATGGCACAAGACCGTGGTCAAGTGACACAATACGAATATACTTAGTCATAAAGTAAATAGGGTCTTCAGCACATTTTTGATACTCCAAGATTTGCTCGGCAGTATATTCTTGTGGTGTATTAACCTTTTTTAAATTGGGGTTACCTAAGTATGCATCATTCATTAATTATAATACCTTCTATATGTGTATAACCTAATTGAATAGCGGCCTGTACTCTTTGACTGCCTCTAAACACACTAAATTCTTTTTCTTTGTAAGGTACTCCTCCTGCACCATAACGAGGAGTTGGAGAGATATGATGTTTTAAAACCTCAATAGGATTTTGTAACTCTTCACCGTCCAATAACTCCTGTAAAGGTGTCATTGTTTTAATATATTGTAGGTTACTTATCTCCAGAATTATTTTCTTCGGATTCTGTAACTGTGCCTTCAATAGTTTCATCTTTTTTCGCCTGTAACATTTTCTGTAATTCTGCTGTAGAACCTACGAACAAAGCATTCTGTATTTTTGTATCAGATTTCTTTGTTACTTCTTTTAAATCTTTTAGTTTCTTTTGTAAGTCTTGTAACTTATCTGTTACTTGTGCAACTTGACCAATTAATTGTCCTGCAACTTCATATGCTCTAGGATGTTGTCCTTCTTTTGCAATATCAAGTATGCCTTCAATTGCTTGTTGGCCTTTCTCAATTAGATTATAATAGTTTTCTCTACTGTAATCGTAATCATTATCAACATCTGTTTTACTTTCATCTACTTTTCTAGGAACAGGAGCTGGTTGTTCAAAATCTGAAACAGATATTGATGTGCTTTCCTTTTTTTCTAAACCTAAAATTTCGTTTACACTATCCTCTAATTTACTCATCTGTATCACTCACTGGATTATATGTTTTACTATCTGTGAAGAAAGTAACTGTAGTAGTAAATCCAAAATCATCATCTGCATCAGCACTAACTGGATTAGGAGTTACAACAATTCTTTCTTCTCTTGTAGTAGGTGGTTTATCAACATCAGCATATAAATCTGCTTGTGTAGATTTAATAACTGCTTGATTACTCATTGGACCATACAAGTATGTTTTAGCAGTAAAGTTTAATGTATAGATTACTGCTCTTCTTCTAGTAAAATCACCGTTATAACTATCTTCATAACTAACTGTATTTAAAATAATTGGTACATCTCTTACTAAATTTAATTCTGGTACAACTTTAATTGTAACTGTATAATCAGGTTGAAAGTATGGTAAAATTTGTTCTACAATTTGTAAACCATTCTCAGCTGTTGATGTAAAAATATTTAAACTAAAATCTATATTGTATGGCACAGGTGTATAATTAAAATTCATTACCTTACCATCTGCTTCATTTGTTTTTACTCTTACAGTTTTATTCATCTTATTTAATTTTCTATTAGGGTCATAAGATAAACCTGTCATTTCAAAACTCATACGAGGTAGAACAATTGCAAACTCTCTACTCTCTAAGTCAGCCTGTTGGTCTAGTCTAACTAAAAACTTTTCTTTTGGTGCATAAGCTAAAGGCACTCTTAATCTTTTTGTAATTGCTCCGTCTGAAGCTTTATTTTGTACATAGATATTATTAAAGATTTGGCCGAAAGCAACGACCAACTTTCTCATACCTTCGTTATAAAAATGAGTACCAAACATTATTCGTCAACCTCTCCAAATGGGTTTCTTTCTGTGAAGTCTAATATATCATCTGCTAATGAAACAGTGTTATAACCAGCCTCAGCATTTAAATCTAAGTTATCTGCATAAGGCGATTGTGTCTGAATATTAGTAGCGCCAGGTGTATATGTTTCTAACATTAAGAAAGCAGGTTGACCTGAAGCATAGTCTAAGTAATCTTCAAGTACAATTGAACCATCTCCGTCTAATGCAACTTGACCAACTTCTAAAGAAACTTTGTGTTGTAATATATCAAGTGTTCTCTTATCTTCGTATTGGTCGATAACTTCATTACCTGTATCAAGTTTTTCAGAAGCGTATTCCCAACGAGTAACTTTAAGTTTATAAACCGGTAAAGAACCTAATTGAAAGAATGGCTCTTGGTCTTCAACAAATAAAATTTCAAAAAAGGAATTCATTAAAGGCACATAGATAATGTCGCCTTCGTTTGGTCTACCAGAGGCAATTAGATTTGCTGTACTTGATACATGTTCTTCAAATCTTCTCTTAGAAACAACTAGTGTTGTATCATCTCTAATTTCTAAACCAAACTTGTTGATGATTTCTTGTTCACCAGCAAATCCTTCATTACTTTCAAAATACATTTCGATAGCATAACTATCATCAAACTTAGATGATGTATCTTCACCAAATATTAAGTCCCTATTTACAAGGGTACGAGGCATATAATAAACATCTTGGCCGAAAATCTTTAGACTTTCAATAATTATATTTTCGTGTAGTCTTTTCTCGTTCTCGTTGCCAATGCCTCGGCCTGCCTGGAAATAGTGATTAACTGCCATGGCATTATCCTATCATCATTGCTGGATTTAATTCGAAAGTGCTTCTTATCTCTTGTTCTAATTTTTCAACATCTTGCATTGCTTGTTGGTAGATTTCAACACCATTAAGTGTAACACCACCAATCATCTGTACACCACCAAATTTAGATAAATTAGCACCCCATTGTTTTTTAAATAAGGCAGTAGTATATCTTTTTAGGTAAATATCATTCCAAACATCTGTGTAAGTTGCTGGGTCTAATTTACGATAACATTCAATTACGATATATTCATCTGTCGCCAAATCATTTGTCCAGTCCATATCAATGTATAGTCTGTTATCGTGTTGATTAAATCTGATTGGTTTTTCACCAACTAAAATATGGTCTAAGAAATCTAAGTGTCTTAAAACAATATCATAATTGATAACTGAGGTTGATGAGAAATCATATAGGTCATTTAATCTTAATTGATATCTTACATCAAATAAGTTCATACTACCTTTGTCTGAAAAAGGGAAAATGTTTATAACCGAAATTACTGTTTCGGGACAAACTAGATAGTTGTTATCTTCATACCAAGTAGTTGAAACACCATCTTTGGTGGCAGTTTCACTAGCTGGATTAGTAGCTGACAACCTTGCTTTATCAGCGGCTGTCAACTTATATTTTAGATAAGTTCTCTTAATACCATCATAGTGGTATTGTTGAAAATACTGTACAGCCTCGTCTATTCTGTCTTCTAACTGGTCATCATCAACATTAATCTCAATGACTGGTTTTCCAAGACTTCGTAAACAATACTGTTTTAATGTTTCTCTAGTTGCTGGTATGGCCATAAACTTATATTCCCTTTTACAATATTTATAAGAGAAGAAAAACGATTAAAACTAATATTAGAATTTATATCTAATAGAAGCTAAAATCTGTTGTCCGTGGTCTGTAAATGCGCCTGTATATACGCTAGTTTGCTCTTTATCGTGCAAATATAGGCCTAATTCTAAACCATCTTGTTTGTCAGGTCGTTTATTTTCATCATAGTTAGCATATATGTTATGTACGACACCATAAAAATTACCTGTATAACCTAAGTCATCATTTTCTGTTCTATGTGCTGTTACATATGTCTGAAGATTTAAATTGTACATTACGCCATAATCGTATCTATCTTTAGATGCTAAGCCTGTATTCTTGTCGTCCCATTTCTCAACACCCCATAACATTGGTACACCAAATCTATGTAAAGAACCACCTAATGACCAACCTTGCTGGTCGCCTTTATTTGTTTCTTCAGGACCTTGTACTGTCATATATGATAAGTCTGCATAACCCATTAAGTTAATTGTACCTGTTGCGTAACCTACATTACCATCATTGTCCCAACCTAGAGCAACACCCCAAGGTTTTTCTCTTTTTAGTCTGTAACTATCAAAGTCAAACTCATTATCATAGTTCCAACCACCAAAAGTTACAACTGTTTTTTCTCTATGGTCAATTCTATAATTAGTTTCTGTATAGATAAGAGGTACTGAAATCTTAGGAGTTTTTGCAAAACCTAATCTTTGTGCATCTGTTTCACCAATGTAAAGTCTAGTATTATCGTTACCGAAACCAATTTGTTTTTCAACCAATGTGTTGTCTTGTGTATGGTCTAACTCATAATAACTATCGTATGTACCTGAAGCACCAACCCAATCAATACCTAATGATGTATCAACTTTAGTGCTAATGCCTAATTGAAACTCACCTCTACTATCCCAACCACTATCATATGTCTTATCGTTATAACGGCCTTCTAATTCACCATTGATAAAGAATCCACTAGGAATATCAAAATTGTTTTTCTTCTCTAAATCTTCAACTCTTTTTTGTAAATCAAAAAGAGTCCACTCATCACTTTTTTGTTCACTTGCAAAACTTGTTGTAAATGAAACCAGCCAAAGTAAAAAGGCTGTTACTGCTATTTTATACATTACTACTACTTTCTATTTTTGGAAAAAGATTGTCACTACAGAATAGTTTTATATCATCTTCCGGCAACCCTAAAGATTGCATTACTCGTGGTGTGTGAGGGTTTTGTTGTTGATGTTCACAATAATAATTCTGCGCTTTTATAACATCATCTCTTTCACTATCACCGTTATATTTACCAATACTATTTATATAACCGTGGAGATTGCCTAATGCAATGTCACAGATTTGGTTTAATTCAGTAATGTCTTGTACATTACCAGCTGCTATCATTCCTCCACTAAAGATAGCCTTTGCCCAATCTGGCAACTCTCGTTCTTTACTAGGTTTAAAATCTTTTACTTCATTAATAAACCACTGTGTTAATGGGTGTTCTTTTTGTAATAAAGGTGAAAAGTCGTGGAATGCACCAGTGACTTTATTTTTTCCTGCAATCACATCAAAACCGTAAATTGGTCCACCGTTTGTTAACTCTGGAAATAAACATACATGCATCATCCAAAGTCCTTTACTATCTCTTACATCAACCACATCAACATGGGCTCTTCTAATATTTTTATTTTTCCAAGTACGATTAACCCAGCCATATTCTGGATTGTTAAATCGTTCCATACCTTCTTCATTATATTCTGTACAGTGAACATTTAACATAGTCACCATATCATCTTTACATCTAATTAATCTTTCCCAAATCATTCATTTCTCCAAATAGTCTAGTCGCATAATCAAAACAAAGTCTTGCTTCAGGTAAAACTGTGTGTTGGTATATGTTTAGATATGTGTTTATTTTATCTCGTACTATCTCTTTATATTTTAATTGTTCAGGTAAAAAGAAATAGTAATTATTAGGACCAGGAGTTTTTCTTCTTATCATCTGGCCTCCTGATAAGTCACCTAAATGTCTTACATAGATATGTGCATATAAACTTTGTGCATCTTCTTTAATAAATTCTATGTGTTTCATATATTCAACTGTACTATTAGTTATAGTTGG